TGTCCCGGGGATATTGGGGACGGTGGAGTAGAGCGCCATGGCGACGTCGTCGCCCTTGGCTTCCTTCGTGTCCTTCCACAATCCCACCTCGGACATATGCACCATGGAGAAGTCGAAGGAACGCAGGGCGTCGGGTTTCTGTGCGGAGCCTATCTGTATGCGGCACCTCCTCTCCGGGATCTCCCTTATCAGCTCAGTCCCCTCGAAGCGTTTGAACGTCACAGGGTCACACCAGCGTGGCAGACGGGCGATAAGGTTCTTGTACATGGTACGTATGTTCACCGCCTGTGTCTGGTCGAGTGCCACGATGCAGGAATGCCATGCTTCGTACCAGTAGCGCTGCAACCAGTACATGTAGCACTGGGTAGCAGTGGAGCCTCCCCATTGCCTCGCTTTCACCAGCAGGACACGGATGGGCTTGCCGGCGAGGCGCTGCCGCTCGTATTCAGCAATGAGGATACGCTGGCCTTCATTGAGGACGAGGGGGATCATCTGCTTGGTCTCCTTGTCCTGGATGTTTATCGTCATGACGGCGCAGAACTCGAAGTCATATTTGAGCCTCAGGTCCAGGATGTGCTCCACGATCGCCTGCCTGTTCTCTTCCGTGTCGTACTGCCCGGTTATTTCCAGTAGCCTGCTGGGGCTTCCGCATTCAAGGTATTTCTTCACGAACGGGTCTCCGAGCATTTCTTTCGGCACCCAGTATTTCCGCCCTTCTATTTCCAGCTCTTCACGCGGCACCACTTCCCCCGTCTCGTCCCCTCTTACGGGGTCGTAGGTCCGGAAGTAAATATTACGCCTTTCCCTGTCGGTGCGTCTTATCTGAAGTATTTCTTCTTTAGATTTTGCTTGCATTCACGCACTCCTCCAACAGGGCTATCAGTTTATTGTTCTTGTCGCATTTTGATAATATCTCCTCATTCATGCTCAGGAGAAAGTCCTTGAGCACTTCCGCGTGAGCACGGAATGCAACAGCGCGTGAATTGTCGACTTGTCTTGTTTGAGAGATGATATTGAGCAGTGACCGTTTACTGAGGTTATACCTGAGTTCTACGGCATCGTAGGCCTCTTTCCTTGCTTCATCAGGCGGCATGCCAGCATGTACCCTATTCCCAAAGATCAGGTAGAAGAACATGACTATCTCGATGTTCCTGTCGCGTGTCTTTTCCGTCTGTACCATCTTATGCAAAGATAAGAAATTAAGACGTTACATTTTCACAAATTGTGAACATGTTGCATGCAGGAATAAATATTTTCACGCAGAAAATTTACAAGTCAGACTATGCCTGAGACAGAAAACACTTCAATCACCCCCGAGGCTCCGGCCATGCCGAAGTACAGGGAGAGACTGCGTGGGCGCTACGCTGATGCCAACCCCCAGACTGATGCTGAGTGGGATGACCTGACGGAGCGCGGATTCGCAGAAGACGAAGAGCAGTTGAACCTCTTCCGTGACAACAATAAAGTCATATCCGACCTTCTGAACGCTGACAAGGACCTGAAGGCTGTCGTCTCCGACATGCTTGTGAACGGCACCCCGTTCCGTGCTGCGGTCGTCAAGTTCTTCGATCCCGAGGATCTGATAGCCAAGGAGGGGGACGATGACTATGACTACTACCAGAAGTCGGTTGACGAAAGGCGCAAGATGGGAGAGGCTTTCCAGCAGAGGGCAGAGCAGAAAGCTGCCAACGAGCAGGAAGCCTATGACAACATTGACGCTATCGCCAAGGCCAAGGAGATGACCGATGAAGAGAAGAACGGATTCATCGCCTTCATCAACGGTCTCTTTGACGACCTGATGGTCCTGAAACTCACTCCCGACACGCTCGAGAAACTCTACAAGGCTATGAACTACGACAAGGACGTAGCCGAGGCCGCTGAGACGGGAGAGATGCAGGGCAAGAACGAAGCCATCGAGGCTACCCGCGTAAGGAAGGCGGAAGCGGTGGCTGCGGACGGTGTCCCCACTCCGCAGGGCGGAAGCGCTCCTGTGCCTGAAGCCAAGCCGAGGAAGGCGACCATCTTCGACGATATCCCACAGAGAAAATTCTAAAACTCAATGCTTTAAAGCGAATGAAAAAACTATCCAACTCAATCATGTCAGTGCTGCTCGGTGTGGTAGCTGTGACATCCGTGCTCAACATGTTCGGTGTGAGCGCTGAGAGCGTACCATTCCTGGATGCTCTTATGAACATCTTCTCCATCAACGGTATTGGTGGAGTATCCCTTGCAGCCATCGCAGTAGGAGCTGGCTCCGCTGAAGTGACTGAGACCACCAAGAGTGGTGCTAACGAGTATGCTGCTGTTGACGGAACCACCGTTGTCGGTGCCAACGCCCCCTCGACTACTGTCAATGAGGCTGCTTATATCGACGACGACCTGAATCCCAAGCTGGTTCTCATCCGCCCGCAGGACACTCCTATTGACACCTTCACCCGTACCATTGCGAACAACGTGAAGAGCGAGTCATGGGAAGCCGGTGGTTGGGAGGTCGGTACCCGCGAGGTTGTTGACACTGTTGCTTCCGCAGCCAGCGCCAGCGCTACCTCCATCGTCGTTACCAATCCCGAGATGTGGCTCCCCGGTGACACCTTCATCATCCATACCGAGTCCTCCGGTGCCGACGCAGGCCCGATGCTTGACAGCAACAACAAGCCCATCTCCTGCATCGTCAAGGAGGTCAACCAGGGAACAGGTGCTCTCACCGTCCAGCGTGTAGGTGCCCTCACCGCCGCTCTTCCTGCCGTTGCCAAGGACAGCTTCCTCTATCGTCTCTCCCCCGCAGTCAGCGAGCTTGAGGCTTCCGTAGAGGGCTTCGCTATCCAGCCGTCCGAGCGCAAATACTACAACCAGACCCACATGTGCCAGGTCGAGGAATCCGTCGTTCACAGCCTCCTCAAGAAGAAGGTCGCCATGGACTTCGCAGTCTACAAGGAGCAGACCCTCTGGGACTTCAAGCGCGGAATGGAACTCTCCAACCTCTTCGGAGTTGGTGGTCTTTCCAAGAACAAGAAGGGCGAACTGGTACACGTCGCTACCGGACTGTGGTGGCAGATGGACCGTCAGTCTTCCGTCGACTACAGCGCAGCCATGGACGACCAGGACTGGAACGCACTCGGCAAGGCCATCTTCGAGGGCAACAACGGTGCAGACCGCAGGCTCCTCTTCGCCGGCAACACCCTGCTCGAGCAGATCGCCAACGTCAAGAGCTATCAGAAGCAGCTTGAGGCCAAGAACACCGAGATGGTCCTCGGACTTAGGGTCTTCAAGATCGAGACTCCGTTCGGTGAGCTCCTCATCAAGCCCATGGGTAGCCTCTTCGAGGGTTACTACAGCAAGTGCGGTATGGTCATCGACCCGAACTTCGTGAAGAAGTACATCATGGAGCCGCTTACCTCCACTGCTCTTGACCTGAACAAGACCGGCCAGAGGCGTGTCGACAACGCGGTCCGTATCCACGAGACCTACTCTCTCTTCCTCGAGAACCTGCCGTGCCATCGTAAGATTGTTCCGGCTTAACCTCAAATTCTTTCTTTTCATAGTGGCTGAGGCGGTGGTGCGATTTTACACCGCCGCCTCTTTTAATTAAGAAGGGAATGTAAAAACACATCGTATGGTGAGAAAGACTTATAGGACATTTCATCTTAAGAGCCTCGACATGAGGTTCAAGAAGAAAGACGGCACTAAGATCGAAGTCGTCTTCCGTGGTGGGGTACAGATAGACTCCACCGCAAAGTTCACCACAAGCGACGAGGAGTTGCAGAAGAAGATAGAGTCCACCAGCGGGTTTGGGCGCGACTTCTACATCGAATCCGTAGAGGAAGAGAATGCACCTGAGGTGAAGGCTGATGAGTCTAAGGTCGTCGCCTCCTCCCCCGAGCCCAAGAAGGACCTTGTGACCATCAAGGACTCCAAGCGTTTCCGCAATTTCGTGGAGATGAAGAACGCCATGAAGGAAGCAGGCCTTGATGTCAAACCCAACTGGACCTATGCCGCTGCACAGGCTGCTGCCTACAAGCAGGGCTATGACTATCAGATAGTAAAAGCGGAGGCTTAATCATGAC